AGCTGTCGGTGTAATTTCAACTGGTTCGGTATATTGTGATACATCAATAGTAGCATCTTTATTTGCTTCAATATCACCACCTGATGGGATATTTGATAATGTAACTGTTGCTTTAGCCATTCCGTCGTTACCTGATGTAGGTTCAATTTCAACAGGTTCTGTATATTGGCTAACATCAATAGTAGCAGCTTTATTACTTTCAATAGGTACAGCAACTGTTACTTCATTATACCCTTTACCTGATGGTGCAGTGTATGTATCATTAGCAGTGGCTTCAAGTGTTATCAACTCAGGTACTTGTGGTACTGCAACTGTAGCAGTAACCTTTTTCATAGCATCTTTACCTTCTGTAGGCTCAATTACTATTTCACCATTATCAGTAATAGATACTTCTTTATTATCTTCCAGCTTTACATTCAAACTGTTCTTAGAGAACTTGTTACCTGTAGCTGTATCAGTAAACTCATCATTTACTGAATCATAAATATATGGCGGTGTATCAAATATTGAACCATGATTAATACCGTCTTTTCTCCAAATAGCTCTACTCATATTATACCTCCATTATCTTATTAAGTAGTTCTGTCCACTTGTTATTATCTACATAATATTTAGGACAGTCTTTACCTGTCCAGTCATAGTGTCTTATTATAGGCATCTTAGGGAAAGTAGCAATTAGCTCTTTAAGTGTCTGAATACTCTTTTCACTAAACTCACCTTCCTTGTTGCAAGGTATAACTTCTATACCTATACTTGATTTATTACCTGAAGCACATCCAGCATGCCATGCTACTTTATTCTCTGGCCAACACTGCAGGCATTCATCATCTTTAATAATGTAATGCGCAGATGCTTCACCACCTGAATTTATCCAGTAGTCACGCACAATATCTGGTGTCTGTCCAGGGTATGGACCTACCCAGTGTATCGTTATAATGCTAGGCTGTCCATCAGCAAAAAGCTGTTTTGTATCACATATCTTTCCATCAGGTATAAATTTCTTAACAAGTTTCATTTTTATCCTCTTAACATATTTCTTTTTTCTAAAGTATTTTATTATTTTTAATATTAGTTTAATCATAAGCATAAAGTAACTGGCTACCTGTTACAGTAGCCAGTATTCCTTATTTCTTTTTAGATATTGTATCTGGAAGTTCTTTAATGAACAAAGAACAGATTTCATCGATACAACCTGACACAGCAACAATTATACCACTCCACAAAGCAGCGTGAGGTACACCAAGTGCTGGAATGTTTAATATTGCTACAGCAGCAGTAGCAACTGCAGTAGTAATACCACTAATAATTTGGAATGTTTTCTTAGACATATGTCCTCCTTATATAGTTAAACTGCTAAGCAGTCTAATCACCAAACTCTTTTACCCCGTCAAGAATGTTAGGGTTAATCTTGATAGTTTCAACTTTATCCACGTCGCCGTCACCATCGATGTCTTTAAGCACTGTTTTCTTTACACGCATCTCGCCGTTATAATCACGTATCATTTCAAGGTCGTCAGTGCCTGGTTTAGTGTTATACCATTCACCAGTATATAGTTTAGTTTCTACCGGAATATTTTTTTCACGAAGCTTTACTGCAGTAGCATAGTCCACTGGTGCATATTCATCTTCTTCATTAATATCTTCATCGTCGCTAGTATCTTTAGCAGGCATTTCTTTTTCAGTTACATAATTACCCTTAGCAATTTCATCTTCAAGTGCTTTAACTAACCCAGTATAATAGTTAGTTAAACCAAGACCTTCTGCAGCAGCTTTTCCTTTCTCATCTGCAGCGTTAATCTTATCTAGTTCTGCTTTTGTACTGTTTAGTAAATCTTGTGCCCATTCTAATGAACCGTATTTCATATCCACCTCTTAAATAAAATCTGTTTTCTTAGTTAATTCTAAATATAACACTATCAGTGCGACAAGTGTTAAACCAACAAATATACTTATTAAGCAAGTCAAGCTCTTTCTTAACTGCTTATTTTTCTGCTGTTCTTTCTCTAAGGTCTCGTAAGCATTGTTCAATTGTTCGTTGATACTCATCAAGTTCTCTGATAATGTCATCGAAGTCGTTTCCCATTGCTTCGCTTCTTCCTGTGATAACTTCAAGTCTCTCGATAGCTCTTTCAATTGTTCTGTCACGAGCTCTGAGTTGGCTTTCATAATCATCAATTTGTCTCTGATACTCAAGTACTGTTCTGTTATACTGCTCTGTGCTGACACAGCCAATAAACAGAAAGCAAATAGCAGTGATAATAAAAACCTTTTTAAACATTTCATTGCTCCTCCTACATCACACTATCTTTAAGTGCATCAACAACATTGTTATTAAGCTTAGTAGCTTCTTTAATGTCAAGCATACCATCTTTATTTGTATCACCTAATCTGGCAAGTTCTCTTGTTGCCTGTTCGTCCATGTACTGGACAACATAGTATTTAACACGTTTAGCAAGAACTAATAAACGTCTTGCTTCATCACTGTCTAAGCTACCAATATCTATAGCATGAAGCTTGTCCCAGAATTCTTTTCCAGCTTCATATCCGGAAGCGTGTCTTGCTTCATTATCGCTGCTCTGTGAATTAAGCTCACCAAGAGCATACTGACCAAGGCTAACAATATTTCTTAACACTTCATTACTAGCTTTCATACCAACTCCTATTTCTTTTTACTTTTACATGAATAAACTTTACGTATATCAAGCAGCATCTTAATAAGTTCCTCTACCCAGTTATCCATACGAGTCTTGAACTCTTTAGTCTTGAACTCTTCGCTAGGTCCTAAGGAGTATACTAAGCTGCTGACTTTTAACTGTTTAACATGTATATAAGCAGTACTATCAGTAATATGATTAAATGTTATCCATTGTACCACTTCATCGAATACTTGCTCAAGTATATATTTAGTAAAGTAACTGTGCGGTGAAGCAGGTTTAATTAGCAGTATCTTACTTTCAAGTGACATTATATACACTCTAGCCTGGTCAATCTGCTGCTGCAATATCATACGTTCTTGCTCAGAAGAATCACCAATCTTTACTGCTTTAGTCTGTATACGTATATAACCTTTCTTGATTAATACTACACTGAACACTGCTATGATTAAAATGAAGCCAAGAATAAATATTGCATTAGCACCGTTAAGTACATCTTTAATCATTTCCCACATTCTTTACCTCGCTTTAATTATCCAGTTCAACCTGATATTCGCTGTACGTGTCTCACCAGCAGTTACAACTACACCTGTATCATGATTCCAATCACCATAGTAAACGTTATCACCTAAATGGTCAATAGAAGCATAGTGGTCTGCTTCATTATACGAAGCATTAAAATCACGACCTCTGGCATAATTAGTACCACTACTTGTACCAGAATCAATTGTACCAGTACTCTGTGTTTTGAAACAACCACTACTAGTACCTTGACCAGTAGATGATGCCTGTGCTTGGAGCCATCCTTTAATATTAGGTAACTGTGCTTTCTGTACATCACCTACATTTGAAGTGTTACCTGGTGCTTTACCAGCTACATCTGGGTTAGCACCCATAGCACTTTTATTACGCATATCAGGTAACACGTTAGTGCCAAGTCTTGCATAAAGCAATGGATACTCATCAGCATCAAACGTGCTACCATCGCATATTAAAAATGGATAGTTATGCAAATCATTTTTAGCCCCATAAAACGGTATAATTATACCAAGAGGAAGTATGTCAATAAAAGAGTTAGTCATACCTATCATAAGCTATCCTTGTTAATCAGCTGAAACTGTCCAACCTTTATTTTCAGCAATTGCTTTATCCTCTGCTGAAAGATAACCATTAGTAGTACTTGATATTCCAATGGTATGATATATGCCAATAGCAGGTAACACACCATTAAATACTTTAAGTATAGACGCTCTGTCAAGTGGACAATCACTAAAGTTTAATACACCACTATCAATGTTCCATCTGTGCCCTTCAGGAGCATATGGGCTATCTCTAAATGTTACAAGGTCAGTGCAGTCACGGAACATGTCCACAGTATGAGTAGAGTCTGTTAAAGAATCAAAGCTTATATCAGGTATAGCCTGTACTTTACTACCCATAAACATAGAAGTGAATTGCTTACCTTTTCTTGTATCTATATCAAATATATCAGTAGACTTTGCGTAATAAAACATATTGCCAAAACTTTCACCTTTACTAGTATCTAGTTCTTCCCAAGTAGATATTTCACCTGTATTATAAAACATACCAGTAAAATCTGTACATTTACTTGTGTCAAACCAGCTTACATAACTTAGGTTTACGCAATCTTTAAACAAATAGCGCATACTTAATACATTTCTAGTATCTAGATTAGACACACTAGTTAGATTAGTACAGCCTTCAAAACCACTATTAAAAGACGTAGCTTCACCTGTAAAAATATACTTAAATGTGTTATCTGGATAACTACCTGAAGCAGTATTGTTTCTATACAAGTTATCAGCACTAGTTATAGCAGGAACACCTGTAGCAATAAGTACTGACTGAAGTGTCTGCTGATAAAACATTTCTTCAAGCTCTTTTTTACCAATGCCTGCATTTGTAATTCCTAACATATCAGCCTCCTTATGCTGTAAGTAAAGTTATTGAATCAAGTATCTGTCCTGGAAGGTCTCTGTTTCTTCCATACAAAATCTTCTGATGAGTATAATTCTATAATAGTATTATCTCCACTTGTAGTAAGATTACATACAGTATCAAATATATTACTGTTGTATATACCGTCTTTAAACTGTACGAGCAGCAATGAGTTTGCAAAATCCTGTGCAGTGATTCTGTGTGGCAAGTTAATGTAGCAAGTGTACTTATAAAAATCATTACCAGAACGTATAACAGCCGGGTTTGGCCAGTCAACTGCTCTTATGTTTTCTGTATCATCTACCGTGTTTACAAGGTAGTTTGTATTATCATCTCGTACCCATATATTTGTAACAGTACTATTATTATCATTAGCCATAGTAAACTCTGTGTATGTTACAGGGTCACCTTCAGTTGATGTAGTAGCAGCTGTATACCACTTTTTTGACTGCTTTACAAATATAAGCTGTGCATCTGATATTTTAAGGCGTGTAGCAGCTGACCAGTTAACATCTGGTTTGTCTGCTTCTGTTTCAAATACCATAGCCTGTATAGCTCTATCTGTTTCAACTTTAGTGTTAAGGTTAGAAATATCCGAGTTAACAGATATAATACTGTTTGATAAATTGCCTTCAGCATTAGTAGCTCTAGTAACTTCATCGCTGACAGCTTGTTCAAGAAGACCCTCAGCAGCAGTAGCTCTAGTAACTTCATCGCTGATAGCATTTTCATTAGCAGTAATGTTACCTGTATTAGTAGCAATATCTTCTGTGTTAGTACCGACAGAAGTCTCAAGTGTATCTATACGTCCATCAAGGGCAGCTTCTGCTGCTTCAGCTCTTTCTTTTTCAGCAGCTGCTGCAGCCCCTGAGAATCTTTCATCTGCTTCTTCAGCAGAGTAAAAGTGTACATTATCAAGTAATATATACATATATACTCCTTAAGCAGTTGCCTGCTCAGGCTGTTCTGGAGCAGGACCCACTTCTGCTGCAATCTGTTGTGCAGCTACTTTAACAAGGCCTCGTACCCATTGTTTGTACCCACGTGCAAGGTCTTCAGGAAGCTTTTTAACATCCTTAAGTTGCCTTTGCATATTCTCTTTTAATACTGTATTAATCTCTACCATACTAAGCATATTTTACCTCTATCCATTAGGATGTAAATTATTGATACGAGTATTAAGTGCCTGTTCAGCGTTAGTAGCTCTAATTGTTTCATTAGAAATATTAGTAGCATTCTGCTGTTCAGCAGCTGTTGCTCTTGCAACTTCAGCTGCAATGTTGTCTGTATTAGTAGCAATATTAACAGTGTTAGTAGCAATGTTATTTGTGTTAGTAGCTACGTTACCAGCAATTGTTTCTTCAGCAGTTGTTGCTCTAGTAATCTCAGCTGCAAGTCCAGAAGCAGTATCAGCAGATTCTGTCTCAACAGCAGAAAGCCTGTTAGAAAGACCCGACTCAACACTAGTAGCTCTGCCAATTTCATTATTAATTTTATTATTAAGAGCATTATACTCAATAATGTTTTCATAATCAGGGTTAGCTGGACTATCTATAATTTCAAAGTATGTAGCTCTTATAATAGAACGGTTTTCAGTAGGAAGTGTAGCATATCCGTTACCATCAACACCAAGCAATGCACAAAGGTCTGGGTAATCTATTTCAGAAATCTGTGTACCGTCACATGCAAGATAGCCTTCAGGTATATCTCTAAGTGATTCATCAGGATTTACAAGTGGCCATCTTATAACAGCACCAAGAGGCATTGTCATATTAACAATGTCCTGTGAAGTTACAAAGTAACCATACTCTTCCTGTCCCTGTTCATTTTCAAGTATCATAGAAGGTCGTTTCTTAAAAATGTAATCAGCATAATGCTCATCACCAACAAGCACCTGTCTAGTAATTATACCTGTCTCAGGGTCAACAGTCTTTATAACATGGAACAAGTTAAATCCAGAACCATCATAGTAGTTATCAGTACGCATTTCAGTTAACCGCAACTTGTCTACACTAACAAGTGACTCTGCTTCAGCACCAACATAAGCTGTTGTGATACCTCTTAACATACCAGAAGGTGTAATATAACCAGCTTCACCTACAGGTAAGAAGTTAATACCACATGCTCTGAAATCTGTATTTGAGTAATCATCACTTGTAGTAGATAAGCCTTTAGCAGATACCGCTAAGTATACACATTCTTCATGCTCGTTATTAGTACCAACAATTAAGTGGAATGCTAAGTCTTCCCAGGTATCTGCCTTCTTAGTAACATGAACTGTTAATGAACCAACGTAGCCTTCATCAGTTTTAGTAGCAGTCATATCACATATAGCATCAAAAGGATTTGAGTTTACATATTTAACATATGCTCTTGCAGCTTTATGTGCATAACTTTCAGCAGGTTTATTAGGGTCATCTTCCCAGTTAAGTGATAAACAACCAAGTATAAATGCACCATTTGTAGAGGTATCATATAAAGCACCTGTGCCAGCAAATGGA